CATTGTGAAACTCGCAGATAGTTCCTCGGACAATTTGTAGTTAGTGCATGGTGGTATAGTTCTCATTTACTTTTATCCTAACCTTGATGCCTGAGCAAAGGATTTTATAAGGCTCACTTTCTAACTACAAAATTATTATACTACGAACTAAACTCTGATGTCAACTCCTCAATAAGTTTGTAGACATCAAAGTCTCCACCCATAGTTTGAAGTCTGAGTTTAGTAGATATCTCATGCTTTGTTGTATAAGGTAGTTGCCATACAATTTTTAGTGCAGGAACTGAAACACCATATGTTGAAATATTGTCTAACCATATACCTTGTTTAGTAGCATAAGAACTATATTCAAAACCATTAGCTTTTTGAAATCCTTGAACTAAATCTTTTAGTTCTTGTTGTTCAGCTTTAATAGTTTCTTCAAGCTCTTTGTATTGTTCGAAAAGTTTTGAAATTACTTCGATTCTTGCTTTAATATCAGATTGAACTTCTTGAACATCTTTACGAGCTTTGAACTTATCAAGTTCCGTAGCTTCAATCTTTTCTACAACCTGTTCTACAACTAGGTCTTGGTCTTTTACTCTCATCTGTGCCATAATATATCTCCGTTTATTATGTTGTTTAAAATAGTGGGTAGTTTTCAAGTGATACCCACACTTACCCCGAATTTAATCTAGGAATTTATAGACATGGGAACACCATATCTAATACGATTCCAAAGTCTTCCTAGAAAGGAAGTCTCTGAATAGTATTGAATCTCATCAATGATATCCAAAGTATCTTGCACATCAAGATTAGAAGCAATTTCTAGTATCTGCATCCCTGTATTTGCTTTAGTTACAGGTATCTTTTGAGCAAAATACAATGCATTACTCTCATGCACTTGGTCTTTTTGCTTATAGACTGATACTTTTTCATGGTGAAAAGAATTAAAAGTACGACCTGTGTCAGTACCAAATCTATTCTTTTCTGCTCTTACTCTAACAATATTAGCACCAAAGCTGTGTGCTTGATTCCATATTGCTTGAATCATAGGTGATGCATTTCTAATGCTTTCAGTAGTTGCACTACCATTTCTGCTATATATTTTTTTAGCCATTGTTACTATCTCCATAGTTTATTCTAGTTCCGTAGAACTAAAAGGTTAATAAAAGTGCTAGTTAGTTTGTACCCATCAACTAGCAAATGGGAATTTCAGAAAGATATCTTAAGCGTATCTTTAAGTCGGGGGAGTTTCATGCAGGTTATCTTTAAACTTTATTTACGCTGGTGTTTCTCCATGTCCCTTGGTAAGTAAGTACTATCATTTAATTCCTTATAGATAAAGGACTCTTTCACTTACTACCCACAAGCTGTGCCGAGTATTTTACACCTTGCTCGGCTTGGTGTCAAGCAATTAGAATTTAAAATTATCTAATTGTTTATCTTGAATTTCTGCATCCACTTCTAATTGAGCCTTTCTAGATTCTTCTTGAAGTTCTAAAGTAGATTCTATAAAGTCTACTATATCATAATAATCTTTTTCATAGAAATCATATGAAGAAGAAGTTGAAGCATAATAAGTATTTTCTAAAGACATAAGTATCTCCTAATTTTTATATTTGTTTCGAACAACTCCGAAGATTATACACGAGGTTGTTCACCCTGTCAAGCAATTAATCTTAATTAATTAAAATGGTTGCACGACCCAAACTGTACCCATTTCAAGAGTATTAGTATTTAAATAATCAAAGGTTGATCTTAAAAATATTTTATTCCATCTACCTTTTTTATAGATAAAAGACCTGTCCTCCTTATGATTATGAGCAGAATCTAAAACATATCCAAGCTCTTGAATATATCTTTGAGCTTTTTCTAAACTATTAAATTTATCCATAATTTATCTCCAAAATTGGTTCAACCTGTGCTGAACGAAACGAATTGTACACCCTCCGAAGTTCGCTGTCAAGAGATTAATATTTATAAATTTTAATTTTATTTGTAACTTTTTAGTAACTTTTGTGTGTCATTTGTAACTTTTTTGTAAATTATTTGTAAATTTTATGTGAACTTTTATAAATTCCATCAACTCTTGGCGACAAATCTCGCTATTTTTAAGATTAAATATATCTTAAGACTTTAAAATTAATTTAAGCTTAGATTAGGTATGGTATCCTGCTTTTAAAAATGTAGGTCGATAATTAAAAAGTACAGCTTTGCTGTATTATTTTAGAGATTTCAAAGGCATAAAAAAACCCTAGAACTTCAAAAGCTCTAGGGTTATAGAATTAACTACAAGATTTTATAGATTGTTGTAGTAGCTTTTCATACTTCTTTGGGAAAGAATTAATACCATTTGGAAGATCAAATAGTGTTGAAACATCTTCAGATTTTAATTGAGGAACACCTTTCATAAAATCTTTAATTCTTTCATCACGAAGTCTTTGAGGTAGACCAAGTTCTCCAAGGAAAACTCTAAGTCTATCTCTTCTTTGCCAGTCAATTTTATCTCTTTCTTGACCTGCATATTTACCTTTGGTAGGTATATATTTCTCCAAAGTATTAGAAAACTTCATTGCTAAAGCATTACTTTGGTTATAAGTCACGATAGATTTTTTAAGTATATCAGTTCTAGTTGTCATAATTATTTCTCCATAGAAATTAAAGTTGATTTAATATCTTCAATATAATTTTGAAGATACATGTAATTATCGGCATTGCACCTAAGTTTGACTGCAAAGATATCGGATAAGAATAAATCAAATACCCATTGCGTTGCTTGAGAGACTGAAGAAAACCTAAGGGTTTCATCATTAGAAAAAGTTATAAATATTTCTTGTGTTTGCATAATAGTCTCCTATAAAAACTACGATATGCTATGAAGTCTTTTGAAGTGTCAAGTGCTTGAGTTTTCAGCTTGTCTGAAAAGTTTTTAAAGTTTTTCAAGCTTGTCGAAGAAAAACTTTAAAACAATTGATACTTTAAAAACTTTATAGCTTTGTAAACTAGTTATAGGAGACTTGCAAACACAGAAACTTTATGATATAATGATGAAAGCCTTACAACTTCAGTCTCTCAACAACAATACTTTAAAGACTATGAAGTGCAATGCCGTGACAACTAGAACTGATTTAAAATCTGTTAGACTTTGGAGAACTTTAAAGTCCTACCAAAGCTTTGAAAGGTCAAGAAAGATAAAGAAGGATAAAGAAAAGCTACAGTAGAAGTAGATAGAATTATAAAGTCTTTGAAGTTCTAGGAACTTATGAGGTCTTTGAAATCTCAATCGACCTACCTAGGCAGGAGACCATACCCCTACCCCTATATATCTATAGCGTGGTTATACATTATACAGGAATTTACCCATTAACCAGATAGAGGATATCTAGTTTACAGTCGGGCTATTAAGTATATAAATCTTTTAAGACTTTGGAGGGTTTTTTACTACTAAAGAATTGCTATGATTGTTAGAGAAAACAAAAAGAATAAGCATAAGATTTCGAGTCTTTCTAGTAGTTTTTTCATAATGAATGGAGGGTGTAGGAGGTACTATTTGACCCCCGGGGGGCACAATGTTATTGTACACTTCAAATTCAATTTTGTCAAGTACTTGAGATAAAAAACTTAAAAAACTTGACAAGTCTTTAATGTAAGACTATAATAGATGGTATGGCAATACTTCCAAGCATAGATAAAACTCAAACCAAGCGAGAGCTTACAGAGAAACAACAAGCTTTTTTAGATCATCTTATCGAATGTCAAGGGGATGCTAAGAAAGCTGCTGAACTTGCCGGATACTCTAGTCACTATCATCATGTTGTCAAAACACTGAAAAGTGAGATATTAGAGTTAACTCAAGAGATTCTAGCAAACTCTGCACCCAAAGCAGCGTTCAAGCTCGTAGAGATTATGGAATCTAAAAAACCAATCATACAGGCGAATAATAAACTAACAGCAGCTCAGACCTTATTAGACAGAGTTGGTGTTGGTAAAGTAGATAAAGTAGATGTGACTCATAACATGAACTCAGGTGGGATTTTTCTTATGCCGGATAAAGCACCTTTAGATATAGAAGAAGGAGACTACGAAGAACTATAATGGAACTCTTAGTACTATTAATTATGTTACACTATGTACCTTGTGAGAATCAAGAGTTTGGAACTGTAGAAACTTGGACAACTGTACACGGTAATACCTCTACAGGGACTTCAACATGAAGATATTTTTAACTGAAATGGAAGCTTACGGTACAACCTTTGCAGGTCCTAACATCGTAGCTTCATCCTATGAGAAAGCAGAGATAGCTGCAGCCCAGAACCATTTGGTTGTTGTGGGTGAGTTAGACAGCATCTATGTGGATGATCAGTTAGAAAAAGAATATCTTAATACAATACCTAAAGAAGAAGATAGGATAATACACTAATGTTAATAGAAAGATTACAACTTAGAAAAGGCGGTAAAGCTAAAAAGAAAGACTCAAGACTTGAAAGAGCTGGGGTTAGTGGTTATAATCAACCAAAGCGTACACCTAATCATCCGAAAAAGTCACACATTGTTGTGGCTAAAGAAGGGGATAAGATCAAAACCATTAGGTTTGGTGAACAAGGTGCTAAAACTGCTGGTAAGCCTAAAGCAGGTGAGTCAGACAGAATGAAAAAGAAAAGAGCATCTTTTAAAGCAAGACATCGTGCTAACATTAAAAAAGGTAAAATGTCAGCAGCTTACTGGGCTGACAAGGTGAAGTGGTAATGACTGAGAAAATTTTAAATTGGTTTGGATTATACTGGGAACGTGCTAGAGATTCTAAAGGTCGGTACGTAAAAGATAATAAAGACACTAAGTTTTTGAACGAAGCTTGGAAACTTGTCTATAAAAAAAATAACAATGGGTAAACAAATAGGTAGTGACGAAAAGCCTGTAGCATTCAGGAATCACGTCTACAAGAAATCAGATAGTAAAGGTGCTAATCCTCGACCAGGATTTTATACGCAAGACTATAGAGACAATTGGGATAGAATATTTGGAAAGAAAAATGCCAAAGAAAACAACTAAATCAAAGTCTACAGTCAACAAGGCTGGTAATTACACCAAGCCAAGTATGCGTAAGAGACTTTTCGAGAAGATCAAGGCTGGTACAAGAGGAGGTAAAGCCGGGCAATGGTCAGCTCGAAAAGCCCAGCTTTTAGCAAAAGAATATAAAGCTGCTGGTGGAGGATACAAGTAAACCATGCCACTAGCAAAAAGTCAAAAAAGTCTTAGAGCTTGGACAAAACAGAAGTGGAGAACCAAGTCTGGAAAAAAATCTTCTGAGACTGGAGAACGATATTTACCTGAAAAAGCTATTAAAGCTTTATCAGCTCAAGAGTATGCAGCCACTTCAAAAAAGAAAAGAGAAGATACAAAGAAAGGAAAACAACATTCTAAACAACCTAAAAAGACTGCAAGAAAAGTTAGAAAGTATAGAAAAGTTAAGTAATGTTTCGACCTGAAAATTATATTAGAAGAACTTCATCTACAATACCTTTTGGCTATGAGTTAGATGAACACTTTGAAGGTTATTTAAAACCTATCGAAAATGAATTACAAATGCTAGATGAAGTAGCTGAAGCAGTTTTTCATGGGGAAATAAGTCTTGGTATAGGGGTTGATTGGCTTGAAGCTGAAACAGGAAGAAGGATGTCAAGACCCGGATTGAAAAAACACGTAGATAAAATATATGGAAGATTGGGAAAAAAATCCTGAAAATTACTTGACAAATCCTGATGGGAGCTATATACTAAAGAAAGATGGTACTCCTAAACGAAAACCGGGAAGACCAAAGAACAGTGAACTTTCAGATATTCAGTTAGCTTTACAAGCTAAAAAGAAATTAGATAGAAAAAATCAGAAAGTTAAAAAGCTAACAAGAAGTTTAGCAAGAGTCAAAAAAGAAGTTGACACAGAAGAAAAAGTTTTAACGTCTAATGTTATTACTAAGTCAGAAAGTAAAACACTTCCTGATCAAATACAAAAACATTTAGACAGTACAGGTTCTTACGTGGCTTTTATGCCTAACGAAGGACCTCAAACAGATTTCTTAGCTGCATCCGAAAAAGATGTTCTTTACGGTGGAGCAGCAGGTGGTGGTAAAAGTTTTGCAATGTTAATAGACCCATTGCGATCTTGTCACATACCAGAGCATAGAGCCTTAATACTTCGTAGGTCTATGCCAGAACTAAGAGAGATTATAGATAAGTCTCGAGAATTGTACCCTAAAGCTTTTAAAGGTGCAAAGTTTAAAGAAGTAGAAAAGCTTTGGCAATTCCCTAGTGGAGCCAAAATAGAATTTGGATTCTTGGAACGTGATGCAGATGTTTATCGTTACCAAGGACAAGCGTATAGTTGGATAGGTTTTGATGAAATAACTCACCTACCTACAGAGTTTGGATGGAACTATTTAGCATCAAGGCTAAGAACCACCAACCCTGAGTTAAAAACTTATTTAAGATGTACAGCTAACCCGGGTGGAGTAGGTGCACAATGGGTAAAGAAAAGATACGTAGAACCAGCCGAGGAAAACAAAAGCTTTATAGGTTCAGACGGTCTTACAAGAAAGTTTATACCAGCAAGATTACAGGACAATCCTTTTCTTGCTGAAGATGGTGAATATGAAAGGATGTTGCAATCCTTACCAGCTATACAACGTAAACAGTTGTTGGATGGTAACTGGGATATTTCAGAAGGTGCAGCATTCGCAGAATTTGATAAGTCAGTTCATGTAATACCGCCTTTTGACTTACCGTCATGGTGGGAAAGATTAAAAGGAATTGACTATGGTTACGCTTCTGAAAGTTGTTGTTTGTGGGGTGTGGTAGACCCTGAAGATAAGACCCTCATTATATATAGAGAACTATACAGAAAAGGTCTTACAGGCGAAGCACTCGCAGACACTTTGACTGAAATGGAAGCAAACGAGATTAAGTCGATTACTGGAGTACTTGATACTGCAGCTTGGGCAAGGACAGGTTATACAGGTCCTACCATCGGTGAAATGTTAGCAATCAAAGGACATAAACTTAGACGAGCTGACAAAAATCGAATAGCTGGTAAAGTACAAATACACGAGTATTTGCGACCTAATCGAGAAACGGGTAGACCGAAGTTGCAAATTTTTAATACGTGCACGAATTTAATTAAAGAATTGCAAAGTTTACCTTTAGCGAAAAGTAATCCAGAAGACGTGGATACTCATTCGCCTGATCACGCTTATGATGCATTACGGTATATGATCATGAGTAGACCTAGGTTAGATCATCCTCATGATAGGATGTTAAGAATCAAACAGGATATATACCAGCCTACTGATTCTACATTTGGTTACTAGTACAATATGGCAGACAACGATAATACATTTTTAAACGCTGATTACATTTATGAAGAAGTTGAAGGCGAGTCTGGAAAGAATTTATCTTTAGAATTAAACCAACAAACAAATCTTGTTGGAATTATTAAAGATAGATTTCATCAAGCTGAAGACAAACGTAATCTTGATGAAGCACGTTGGCTCAAAGCATACGAAAACTACAGAGGACTTTACAACAAGTCTGTCAAATTTAGAGACTCTGAAAAGTCTCGTATTTTTGTAAAGATTACTAAAACAAAAGTACTTGCTGCTTTTGGTCAACTCGTTGATGTAATCTTTGGTACAGGTAAGTTTCCAATTGGTATTTCTGAAACCAAAATCCCCGAAGGAGAATTGGAACATGCTCATTTAGATATTAATAATCCTCAACCGGGATTAGAAACATCAATTCCAGATGATATAGGTAATCGGATAGACAATCCATATGATGTTGGTTACGAAGGCGATGGTAAAGTTCTTAAACCCGGAGCTACTTTAAACAAAGGTGTTTTTAATACTCCAATTGAAGATCAAATAAAAGATCAATTGGTTGAAGGCTTTAGTCCAAATCCCCAAGCAATAGAAGTTTCTCCAGCAGAAAAAGCTGCAAGAAGAATGGAAAAACTTATTCACGATCAAATAGATGAATCAAAGGGTTCATCAGAAATTAGAAATGCTCTTTTAGAATCTGCTTTACTTGGTACAGGGATTGTAAAAGGACCTTTCAATTATAACAAAAAACTTCACAAATGGGAAACCGGTGAAGATGGTGAAAGAACTTATAATCCATTAGAGGTTAGAGTTCCACGTATAGAATTTGTTAGCTGTTGGGATTTTTTCCCAGACCCTTCAGCTACGAATATTGAAGAGTGTGAGTTTGTAGTTCATCGTCATAAGTTAAATAAATCTCAACTTAGACAACTTCGTAATATGCCATACTTTAATGAAGATGCAATACGTGATGCATTAATGGATGGACCTAATTATGAAGAAAAAGATTATGAAATAAATTTAAAAGATGATTCTAGGTCTGATGAGACATATCATACAAACTTTGAAGTTCTTGAATACTGGGGAATCATGGATGCTGAGTATGCACGTGAAGTTGGTATTGAGCTAGATGATGATATTGATGATTTAGATGAAGTACAAATTAATGCATGGGTTTGTGGAAATAGATTGCTAAGATCAGTAATTAATCCATTTACTCCTTACAGATTACCTTACCATGCTTTCCCATACGAAAGAAACCCTTATAACTTCTTTG